GTTCTGTTTTTCAAATTTAGTAAACGGGCGTAAACTGGCATCCCGTTTCGACAAGGGAGTTCTCATCAAGCTCCGCAAGGCGTTCTCGTAGATCCTCCTCTTGGCACCGCGATAACATGACACTACTTCACGTAGCGTTAACACGGTGGCGTTCGGTTTCACTATCTGAACAACCTTATTGCGGAATGCCTGCAGCTCTGTGGTGTTCCACGAAGCGCGGGTGCTCGACAATGGTGGTAGATAAACTCCTGCCTCGACTTCACACAAAAAGTACCGCTCAACTAAGGCCCGCTCCACCGCAGACACTGAGTTGTTAAAGACACCCAATTGATGGTTGTCCCCCATGCGCGATACGACATGGTACGTACGTTGCTTAACCGGTTGTCCGTCCCGCACAACCTTGATGAAAGGTTGTGGGTACCCATTCAGACGCTCAGGCACACGCTCCTCCCTCCAGTACCTCGCTACTGTGGGAACGTTGTGCTTGGTGTCCAAACCCAAGTGCCGAACTGGACGCCCTCAGTAGTCGAATCCGACTGGATCATTGTTACCAACGAACCAGCGCATGAATCTACTACGTGCGGCAAGTCTAGCTCTCCACGTGGTTACCCGGTAGTGTGTGTCGTCCTCAAAGAAGCACTTCTCAATCTCAACTAGATGAGCCGCAGCATCCTTGTGCCTGACATTCCACTCTCTCAGAAGCTTCGCCGCCTCTGCGCGGACAACAGCCACGTTCCCCGGCCCCTCCCGGCGGAATGCACCCGCGCCCAACTTGCAGCGGAGAGCAACAGTCACCTCGACCACAAGACGCGGCACATGGTGAATCTGTTTCTCGTTGACACTTGTGACTTCCCTCACAACGCGCTCTGGAATGGTCTCGTCCTCCGCAACGACGACTGGTGTGAGCATCTCCTTGGCGACTTCATGCCTAAACGCATCCTCTCGTCTCCAATCTGCAACTGCTTCACCTTCTCCACAGCATGACATAACCATCCGTTTGGCAGCCCGGACGGCCTTACTGAACCACGACTCTTCACGAATTGGAATCGTGAAGTGCAGCGGGTCAGTGTTAGGTGGTGGTGTCGGCGCTGGGGCCCTTTCCCACCCCAGCTCATCGAAAACGTCATGGACGCGTTCCCGCAGGCTTGGCCCACGATACACCGCAAGGATGTTGTTCGGGACGTGCCTGTTGGGGTGCTCACCATAGCGAACGTAGTTCGGACCCTGGTACACTGCCAAAGCAGCACCATTGTCGTTCCATTGTTCACGACGCTCGATGCGGCGCAACGCTCGCCTAGCTTGATTGCGAAACATTGCTGCGATTTGTCCGAAGTAACAATTTATCCCGTTTGCACGTAGACCGGACCTTCAAACCCACCTGCCAAAGTGAGAGACTAACTCTAGGAAATCGCG